AGGAAATTCCATCGCCTCCCGCAGCAGGGCCAGCACGGCGTCACCCTCAGGCATGTCCTCCGCGCGGCAGCACAGGTCGGCCGCGCGCTCCATGGCCCGGTTGTACCGGCCGATCTCCATCAGCTTCATGCTCACGTCGGCCTCCCAGATGTTGCCGGTGTGCCCCGGCCACAGCTGCTTGGCGATGGCGTTGAACATCCCCTGCTTGGTCTGCGTCTCATTCTGGCCGTTGGGGCTGGCCCGGCGCATGGCGTCCATGGTCTCGGCCCACGTGCGGTACTCGCCCGTGATCTCGAAGGTCCACTGCGTGCCGCTGGCCAGCCGCTCCTCGGCGTGCTCGCGGCTGCGCGCGTTGATGGCACTCACGTAGCCGTCGCTGCGCTTGAAGGTGTAGTACACGGCCCCTCCCTGGGGTGTTGGGTACTTGCGTGGGCTGCCGGGAGTCGAACCCGGGGGCTTGCGCCCGTCCAACCGGCCCTACCTAGCTGCTGAGGGCGAATGCGGCGATCCGGTAGGCGCTGCCCTCGCCCAGCCACTCGTCCTTCCAGAGGAAGTCGTAGTACTCGGCAGCCGCCGCCTCCGCCGCCTCGTCCGAGCCGTATTCCTCGGCGGTGAACACCGCGCAGTGGTCGTCAAAGGGGTAGCCCTCGGGGCAGATGACGTTCACGAAGTAGATAGCCATGACTGGCTCCTAGATCTCGCTGGGGGACAAGGTCCCGATGGCCAGGCCGTGCTTGATGATCTGCGTCTTGGTGAGCTTGTTGAGCTGCTTGCGCAGGTATTGCGGGTCCGGTGCGATGGAACGGCCTGCGTTGCCGACGTACATCTCGATCAGCTCGGCCTTGGTCAACTTGCTCATCGTCGCCTCCCTGGCTTCCGGTGTTTCCTACTAATAGAACGATACCATCTCGCCTAAACAACCGCAAGCCCCCGGAATAACTCCCGGGGGCTTGCGCTACCTGCTGGCTACACGTCCAGGACTGCCGCCGCCTGCACGAACAGGTCCAGCTCCAGCTGGTGCAGCTCCTCCGGCGGGTGCTTGAGGGTGGTCAGGCGAACGCTGCCGCTCTCCGTCTTGATGAACGCGACGCGGCCGTGCCACAGCGACGGCGGCAGGTCGGCCACCTTGGTCCACGTGAGCGCCGGGGTGAGCACTTCCGCCACGGCCAGCGACTGCTGCGCGTAGGTGGTGTCCACCACGATGCGCACCTGCACCGTGAGGCCGCCGATGCGCTGGACCACGGTGTACTCCGCCTTACCGGCCCGCTCGCCGAACGTCATGCCGACCGGCGTGGAAGCTCCCTTGACCTTGGGGCGCTGATCCATCTTTTCTACCTCCCTGGTAGTGGTGCTGACGAGTAGAACTCTACTTGGCGCACTACACAAACGCAAGCCCCGGGAAGTGGTGGATTCCCGGGGCCTCGTCCGGGTTCAGGCCCGGCACCCTGCGTTCATATAGCCTCCCTGACGGCCTAGGCGGGCTGCGGCATCCCCTCCAGCATTCGGTAGGAGTAGTACAGGTTCCAGCCGTGGTGGCAGTAGCTGTCCACCGTGGGGCCGCAGGCCGGGCACTCCCGGATGTGGTCCTCTACGGCCTTGCGCATCGCCTCTACGGCCTGCTGGTGCCTTTCCGGTGTGACTGCATGCACCGTGTCCATCCGTGCCCCTCCTTGGGCCTGGTGGCGTCCGGTCCGCCCGGACAGGGCCACAAGCGGCGTGCGCCGCCCGTGACCCATGCCCCTGCGGGCTACTCACCCAGCCGGGTGTCCCACACTTCCCGTACTGGCATCCAGTTGACCCAGGTGGCCAGCTGCTTGGCAATAGCCCGGCTGTCCAGGTTCTCCAGGCCGGTACCCTTCAGCAGCTCGTCCTGGAACTCCACCATGTCCGCCAGCCGCCGCATGGCGGCCACGGCCAGCGCGTGCTTCTGCTCGTTGGTCAGCGGCGCGACCGGCTGCTCCACGGCGGGCTCCTGCGTCACCGGCTCGGCGGCGGCCTCAGTGGCCACCGGCGCCAGCTTGGCCTCCACCTTGGCGCAGGCCGCGCACGCCCGGTACTTGCCGCTGGCGATACCGGCCAGCCCGGCCTCCCGGGTAACGGTGCGGTAGCTGGTCCAGGAACCGATGGGCGCGATCATCCGGGTGACGACCGAGCAGTTGTGCAGGTGCGCCATGTCGGACTTGGAGATGTAGGTGGTCTGCTGCGGGGCCTTGGCGACCGGCTCGGCCACCGGCGCAACCGGCGCCTGCGGCGCGACCGGCGCGGCCATCGGCTGCGGCTTGCTCAGGTCGTAGTGGCGGCCCAGCTCCTCGTGCCCGGCGTTCGTGACCACGATCATGTACTCCCAGGTGCCGGGGCGGCGCGTGCCGCGCTCGATCATGCCCAGGGCCATCAGCTTCTTGGCGGTGGCCCGGTTCAGCTGCCACCAGTAGCCGCTGCCCGGCTTGCCCGCGACGGCGTTCACCTGGCCGCCGATGTACCAGTCCTCGGACTCGCGGCCACGGAACAGCATGAACTCTGCGTTCTTGACCAGCGTGATGAAGTCCTGGGCCTGCTTGGCGGTGAGCTTGGCGGTCATTTCGTTGCCTCCCTGGCGTGTTTCGGTAGTACCGATTCTAGCAGAGCCGCTAAACAAACGCAAGCGGCTCTGCTAGGGGGAACGGGACCTACTCGCGGGGGGGCACCGGATTGTCCGCCGCCTTCTCGAAGGCACGCACCCCATCACTGCGCACCTGGAAGAGTGCTATGGCCAGCGGCCCCATGCCGCTGCGGGTGGCCACCTTGACCATGTCGTCCTTCGCGCCGCCGCCCATCTTGAGCAGCACCAGCTTCCACAAGCGCAGCAGCTCACCGATGAAGAACACCGAATCCAGCGCGTCGGCGTCCACCTCCACGCCCCGGTCCAGGATGCCCTGGAGGTGCTTGAGCTGCTCCGCGTGCACACGGCCCAGCGTGGCCGTGTGCTGCTCCACCCACTCCTGATTCACTTCTCCTCCTGACTGTCGCGTGTGAGGTGCGCATGCAGGCCCCGGCTGCGCCACAGCAGCAGGCCGATGAACCCGAGGAACAGCAGCGCGCTCGCACCGGCCACCACGTAGCCGTTGGGATGTACGCTCACTTGGCCCGCGCCTCCTGGTAGGCGTGGTACGCGCGGGTCAGGGCGTTCTCGTACTGCGGGTACCCCTGGCACGGCTTACCCAACTTGCATGACTCCCGGTGGATCGCCTCCCTCTCGTGCGCAACCACCAGCGCGTCGTCAGCGGCCAGCGCCGCCTGCCACGCCTGCGGCATCTGCTCGCGCTCCTCGTAGTTGCCCGTGAGCCCGTCCACGGGGAACGGGCGCACACCCCACACCAGCGAACCCGGCTGGCCCGACCAGCCGCCACGGCTGTCCGCGATAGCCGGGAAGCCCATGCGCGTCAGCACCCGCGCTGCCTTGCGGGCGTCCACCATCTCCATCAGTTCCCAATCCTCCCTGGATTGCCGGTCACCTGACCGGACTGCACGCAAGGCGGCCCCCAGTGCACCGCCCTGCGTGCGGCCCAATCAGACGGGCCGGTGGCCACCCGCGTAGACCGTGTCAATCACGGCATAGGTGGCGTCTGACTCCCCGGTGGAGATGGCGCTGAGCGCCGTACCCCGGGCCTGGCACGCCGCGACATACAAGTGCGGCTCCTTGATGTAGACGAAGTCCTCCCTGCGCGTCTCGCCCGTGACCCTGTTGAAGAAGACGAACGTGACCACGTAGCCGGTCACATCGTTCAGCCCGTGCCTGCAATGGCGCGTGTGCTGCATCCAGTGCGTGGGCGCGGGCGCGTCGGTGGTGCCGCCACTCCACTCCATGAGACCTCCCTGGTCCGTTGTACTGCGCTGCCGGGGCGGGGATCGAACCCGCGACGCAACCCCGGGGAGCTACCCCGCAGTCCGTTCTGCCACTGAACTACCCGGCAAGGCCCGCAGGCCCCGTGCTGTTACTGCGCTTCCAGCTGCTCGGCAAGCTCCGTGGCCTGCCGGTAGAACTGCGCCCAGCCCATACGCCGCGCCTCGATCTGCGCCCGCCAGAACCCGTCACTGCTGCCAGCGGAGTACATGGCGCGCTCCGCAGCTTCTTTCGCCAGTTCCCGCAGGATCTTGGCGACATTGGCCACGGTCGCTTTCTCGCTCCTCAGGCTGTGGACGTGCGCGACAGCCTCGCCCCACTGGTCCTTCTGGATGCGCAGGCTGGCCAGCGTGCCCAGCGATGTGGGGTCCGGGAAGCGCCCCTCCTCCAGGTGTGCCTTGAGCAGTGTCACCCGGCGATCCGTGCGGCGGTCGGCACGGGCGTAGTTGTCTTGTATGGTCTGCGTGGCGGTGACGATGTTCACTGTTGACCCTCCCTGGCCGGTGCTTGAGGGGTTCACTCTACCAGTGGTACTAAACAAACGCAAGCCATTCCTCTAGGGGGAAGCCAGGCACGTGCCTGCCGATGACCAGCATCGCCAGCGTCATCAGCCGGTGCAGCAGCTCCCTGCGCTCAGGCTCGGCCGTCTCCCACAGCTCCTGGCGGGCAACGTCGCGCACCTGCCACACCACGCCCAGCCCGCCGTAGAACGCCCGCTCCCCAGCCTCCAAGGCGCGGTCCACGTGCCAGCCGTTGCACCACACGCACGGGTAAGGCTCCGCCCGCAGGTAAGGCTCCACCGGCAGCACCGGCGCGTGCCTGACATAATCCTCCGCCGCCAGGCCGGAGAGATGGTCCACCTTGCCCGTGCAGGTGTCCGCCCGCCCGCGCACCAGACCAGCCAGGCAGTGCATACGCCGCTCACGGCGCACCAGCTCGGCCTGCCACGCCATCGCCTGCTCCCAACTGGGCAGCGCCGTGCGGCGCAGCTTGCAGAAATGCGGATCACCAAAGGCGAGCACCCAACCGGCAGGCTCCCGCCAGACTGCGGTTGTCCTGGCAGCGGTGCGCATAGCCGAAGTGCCGCTTATCAGGTTTGAGCGGGCAGCGGTTGATCTCCACCGGGCCGCCCGGGGAATGGAAGATGGGCATCAGCCGCGCTCCCGCATAGCCCGCGCATGCGCCAGCCCCGCAGCCGTGGCGTGCCCCGGGTAGCCGTACTTGCGCCTAGAGCGGTACTTGCCGCACGAGCACTGCGCCCGGTAGGCCACAGCCCCGAACCAGAAGCGCTTGACCTGAACCACCGTGATGACGTGCTCAGCCATGATGCGCCTGCACAACCAGCGCGAACTCCACCAGCACCACCGCCAGCAGGCTGAGCAGCAAGGCGGCCACCCCCACGCAGTTCACCGGGAAAGCTCCACCAAGAACACCGCCGCAGTCACCGCGCCCGCCAAGGCACAGCCCACCACGACCCACCCAGCCACCACGGGCCAGCGTTTCTGTCCGTTACCGTTCATTGATTCCGTACTCCTTAGCCGTGATGAGCCCCCACACGAACAACACCGCCCGCGCCTGCTCGTAGCTGCGGGCCACGCACCCGTCCAGCGGATGCACCCCGTCACCCTCAACCGGGGAAACCCGGAAGACGTACCACTCCCCCGCCTGCTCCAGGGAAGCGTGCCAGCCATCCATCCGGGAGATGTCCTCCGAGAAGTCGATCAGCCCCAGCCGGGCAGCGGCCTGCGCCCACCCGTCCGCCTCCGCGTCCAGCGCACGGCACACCACGGCCCGCTCCGCCTTGAGGGCGTCCACAGCCTTCTCCCCGGCATCAAGCCGGGCCAGCACACGCTCCCACGCCTGCTTGAAGGCGGTAAGCCGCGTCCACAGGGAGAAGTCCCGCACGCAACGCCCCACCTGCCCCCGCAGCATGGAGACCCGCAACTGCCCCTGCTGGCGCAACAACCCCTCCAGGGTGTCAACGGGAAGAACCGCAACCACAGACATGCCATCACCTTTCCAAGGACTGGGGAAAGACTCCATACTGGAACGGACAGGATAAGCCCCGTAAGTGTACCGGCCGCATTACACAAAGCCAAGTGCACTATTTAAGTTAGGCAGAGCAAGTTGGCGCCATATACCCAGCTAACAGACGAGCAGATAATGGAGCGTCGCAACCGCGCCATCAACCTGCGCAGCCTCAGCTACCCGTGGGAATACGTCGCCAAAGAGTGCGGCTACCGCAACGCCAGCACCGCCTGCCGCGACGTGCTCAGCACCCTGGAGAAGCGCCGCCACGAGACCTTCCGCCATGTGGATGCCTTCATTCAGCAGGAGCTGGAGAAGCTGGACATGATCGAACGCCTCATGTGGCGGGTGGTCAACCGCAAGCACGTGCTGGCCCAGAACGGGCGGGTGGTGCTCGACCCTGTGACCCAGGAGGCCATGCAGGACGACGGCCCCCTGTTCCAGGCCACGGACCGGCTGCTGAAGATCCACGAGCGGCGCAGCAAGCTGCTCGGCCTGGACAGCCCGGCACGGGTGGACATCAAGGTCAACGACGAGATGGACGAGCGGATCAAGCGGCTCATGGAGCAGATGGGCAACCCGGTGCAGCCAGAGGTGGAGGCGCCTGTTGACCACTTCCAGTGATCTTGAGGTACTGACTGAGGCCGACCTGCGCTCCATGACCTACCGGGAAAAGGAGCGCCTGCTCAAGTACCTGGAGGAGCGTGAGCGTGAGCGTACCCAGGGGGTCAGCGCACAGAAGTACCTGGCGGACCCGGTGGGGTTCGCCATGGAGTGCATCGACTGGCCGCTGGACCGCGAAGGCGTACGCGGCTCTCTAACGCCCTACCAGCAGGAGATCCTAGGCCACCTGCCCGTGGAGCACCGCGTGTCCGCACGCGGCCCCCACGGGCTCGGCAAGAGCACCATGGCGGCTATCGCGGTGCTGTGGTTCGCGCTCACCAGGGATGCTGCGGGCATCGACTTCAAGTGCGTGACCACCGCCGGTGCCTGGCGCCAGCTGGAGAAGTACCTCTGGCCGGAGATCCACAAGTGGGCGCGCATGCTCAAGTGGGAGGAGCTGGGGCGCCCGCCGTTCGACCAGCGCACCGAGCTGCTTGGGCTCACGCTCAAGCTGACGCACGGCAGCGCCTTCGCCGTGGCCTCCGACACTCCGGAGCTGATCGAGGGCGCCCACGCCGACTCCGTGATGTACGTCTACGACGAGAGCAAGTCCATCATCGCCAAGACGTTCGAGGCGGCGGAAGGCGCCTTCTCCGGTGCGCGCCCCGTGGGCCTGCCGGAGGCGTTCGCCCTGGCCATCAGCACCCCGGGTGAGCCCAGCGGCACGTTCTACGACATCCACCGCCGCGAAGAAGGCTATGACGACTGGTGGGTACGGCACGTCACCCTGGCTGAGGCCATGGCGGCCAACCGCATCTCCGAGGAGTGGCGCAGCCAGCGTGCCAAGCAGTGGGGCACACAGAGCGCGGTGTACCAGAACAGGGTGGAGGGGGAGTTCGCCAGCAGCGACGAAGACGGCGTCATCCCCCTGGGCTGGGTTGAGCTGGCCAATGAGCGCTGGGAGCAGTGGCGCGACACCGGCGCCTACACCGATGGCATGCACACCGTGGGCGTGGACGTAGCCCGCACCGGTGAAGACGCCACCGTGCTGGCGCTGCGCAAAGGCGGGCTGATCACCGAGCTGCGCAAGTATCACAAGGAAGACACCATGGAAACCACCGGCCGGGTCAAGGGCGTGCTGGATGCCGACCCCCAGTGCCAGGCCGTGGTGGACGTTATCGGCGTGGGCGCCGGTGTGGTGGACCGCCTGCGTGAGCAGCGCTGCAAGGTGGACGGGTTCAACGCGGGGGCAGGCACCAAGCGCAAGGACAGGGCCAGGGAGCTTGGGTTCGTCAACTGCCGCAGCGCCGGGTGGTGGAACCTGCGTGAGCTGCTTGACCCCGCCAACGGTGACAACCTGATGCTCCCGCCCGACAAGGAGCTGACCGGCGACCTGACCGCCCTGCACTGGAAGGTGACCAGCGCCGGGAAGATCCAGGTGGAGAGCAAAGACGACGTGCGCAAGCGCCTGGGGCGCTCCACCGACTGCGGCGACGCTGTGATGCAAGCCTTCTGGCCGCGTGGCAGCAGCTGGTCCAGCGCGTACGGTGTGCACACCTGTGCCAACTGCCGTAGGCCCTTTATGCTGGACCACAACCCCGTGCACTGCCCTGGCTGCCGTACTGAGCACGGCGTCATCCCGCAGTCGCTGGACGAGGACTAGGAATCGCCATGGCCCGTGCCGACGAGCCGGAAATCCGGACATCTTAGACACCCCCACCGGCCGGATACCCCAGGTACCACTCACAGAACAGGACATACCACCACATGACACCCTCCTATGGGATGGGCGGGCACGCCGGGCGCAGCTACTGGGACACGGTGCTGGAGGCCAGGTACAGCCCACCCCCACCCAAAACGGACACCAGCAAGGGAATTGAGATGCCACGCTCCGGCACACGCCGAGCCCGTGACCTGCGGAAAGTCACCACTGCCCACCGGCCGGTAACAGCGCAGCCCAGTGCGCTCATCAAGCAGCAGACGGTCCTGCCCCTGGACGACGCCAAGGAACGCGCCGCCAAGGCCAAGGCCATGACCATGCTCGCCGGGCTGGAGATCTACCCGGCGGCCAGCTACGGCGGCCCGGGTGCACCGGCGGGCAAATGCCTGGGCAGCGCACTGGGCTGTGAGGCGTGCGGCTTCTCCCGTGAGCCGGGTGAGCACTGCCACAAGTACGAGATGTGCCCTCAGTGCGCCGGTGTGGGCAGCGGCTCCTGCGCCACCGCTGTGAAGCTGGCCACCTGGGCCAAGCAGGAGGGACTAGCGTGAAGGGCCTGTACGCGGCGGCCTACAAGGGTCTACTGAAGGCCGCGTGGGCGTTGCCCGTGGCCCTGGTGCTCAACTGGTGGGTGTGGGCGCCGCTGTACTCCGCGCACAGCCGTGGGTGGGACTTCGTGCTCATGAGCGTGGTCGGGGTGGCGCAGATGCTTATCACCCCCGCCTGGATTACCTGGCGGCTGAACCGCAGGCTGAAGAAGGCCGACTGGTGATACTGGAGTTGCGCGAGCAGTTGCGCCAGATGACCCGGGAAAGGGCCAGTCTGCTGCGCCAGCTGGGGGCGGCCCACCAGGCCATCGCACGGGACCGGGAGGCGTTCCTTGCCGCACGGCCAGTGCAGGTGGTGCACGTGGTGCGGCAAGAGGGGCCGACTAGCGAGGCATACATCGGCTTCCCTGCGGGCAGCGACGTGGACAGCTGGCTGGAGCAGCACCGCACTGAGCGGTGGGTGCACACCACGCTGGCGCCGCTACTGCGGCCAGAGGAGTTCGTGTGACCCGTGGCGACCACGTGAGCCACCTGCGCGGCAGGGTGCGCCAGCTTGAGGGTGAGCTGGCCGCCCTGCGGTTGCAGTTGCAGGCCGCACAGCAGAGGGAAGAGGCAGTCATCCGGCTGCTGACTGTGGAGCAGTACGCCCCGCCACGCAAGGGCGGTTACACCGCGCCGGATATCCTTGTGAGCGAGTTGGAGCCGCCACCCAGCGGCCCGTAGGAAGGTAGTGCCATGCGCGAGAGGGTGCTCAGCGTCACCCTGGCGGACTGCCGAGTGGACACGTTCCGCTCCGGCGGCAAGGGCGGCCAGAACCAGAACACCAGGGACACCGGGGTGCGTATTGTGCACCCGCCCTCTGGCGCGGTGGGGGAGAGCAGGGAGGAGCGCAGCCAGTTGCAGAACAAGCGCACGGCTTTCAAGCGGATGGCGGCGCACCCCAAGTTCAAGGTGTGGCTCAACAAGCAGCTGTACGGCCTCTCCGGTGACGGCAACCGTGGCTACGCCTGGAAGTTTGAGCGCGGCAGGTGGGTGCCCAACGAGGACCAGGGCGACCGGGACATTCTGGTGGAGGTACGGGTGGCCGGTAGCTGGGTGCAGGCGTGACCACCGGCGCACAGGTGCTGGCCTGCCCCATGCCCGAGGGCGACCACAGTGGGGCTGCGGACATCAGGGAGTACCTGCTGGCCCTGCTCACCAACTTGTGGGAGCAGGGCAGCGACTTCAACTCCAAGCGCCCGTACGGCTACAGCGGCTGGCAGCACGACGTGTACGCCTCCCTTGCCGCCGCTGGCCTTATCGCGGGCAGGCGCGATGCGGGCGACGAGTGGTGGGAGTGGTACGACCAGGACCACGCCGAGGAGCTTATGCGGCTGGCGCTCACGGAACTGCGGGGGAACGCTCCAACGCCCTGAGCTGGCACGACACAGCCACATGGGGTACCTTGTTTGCACCGCAACACAGGGAGACCACATGGATCGCAACTACCAAACGGAGATGCTTGCCGCTGTGAACGCGGCCATTCCGGAAGATGGCTTCATAACCGCACTGGTGGCGCGTGAGCTTGTAGAGAAGCTGCGCGCCACCGACCCGGAGCTACTGGAAGGCTGGCTGCAAGAGCGCGCCGAGGTGATAGTCACCGACTACATCCACCACCTGGTGAAGAACCGGCGCAGGCCGCCCAGCCCCGAGGCCAAGAAGCGGGAGAACTTCAGCCAGGCCGTGGAGGCGTTCATGCAGAGCGGCGACACGCAAGAGTTCCGCGAGCGGGTCAGTTCACCTTTCACGTGGCATTACGTGGTGCGGGATGACAACTTCAAGAAGCCGGTCGGCAAGATGAACGGCGCCGACCTGCGGTACGTGGCCAACAGCTTCCAGGCCACAAAGCACCAGGCGGCCTTCCGTGAGTCCTTCTTCCGGGCGGTCTCCAAGCGTGTTGGCGACAAGTGCGTGGAGGAAGTCTTCACCGTGGAGCAGTACATCAGCATGTACCGCTCCGTCACCGGCGAACTGCCACCCGAGGGCTAACGACTACCCGCCCCATCCCGACCCCGCCCGCACGACATCCCACGCCATCCCGCCCCGCCCCGGCGCACATGACTACGCGCCTCGCCGCGACCCCCACCTCTTCTTCCCGCATGACTACCCGGCCCGACCCGGCCCGACCCGCCCCGACCCCCGCCGACTACCCGTCTCCTCCCGTCCCAAGCCCAACCCCCATGACTGCCCGACGCGCCCCGACCCGCCCCCTTCCCCGCCCCAG